TTGTTTTGCTTTCATTTTTTTAATTTAAATGATTGTTAATAATTTTTATTTATAAAGTTTAGATAAGAAAGAAGATTGTGAGTCTACTACTTTCTTACCATAGTTTTTTCTATTTTCTGCTGAGAATTTTAAACCTTCTTCAATTGGAGCACCATCTAATTTTGGTAACTCTTCATCTTCATCAGGCTCTGCAGCCATTGCAACTTCTTCGTCAACCATAGAGTCAACTGGAGGCATCATAGCTTCTTCCATCTTCATCATTTTCTTTTCCATCTCTTCGATTCTGTAAGCCATTTCTTCTAACTTCTTACCTAATTCAATTTCAACTTCAGCTTCGTCTTCTTTAGTTGCATCTTCTGGAATTGGCATTACTTCTTCAGTTTCTTCTGCCATGTTTAAAGTACCATCTTTTACTTGGTTCTTTTGGTCAGGCACTTCATTTACTTTTTGTAAGTCACCAGATGCTTGTGGAATTTCTTCTACTGGAACTACATCTAAATCTTCTGCAGCCATTTCTACGTTTTCTCTTTCAACGATTTTACCATCTTCAGTTTTTACCTTCATCATGTTTTCGTTGCCTTCTTCGTCTCTTAACATTAAGTCGTGAGTTCCGTTTGGTGCTGGAGTTTTAGTTCCATCTTCTGAAATTACGAATAGGTCTTCACCTACATCGAATGTTGCAGATTCAACAATTGTTCCGTCTGCTAATTTTGCATAAGTTAATACTACTTCATCTTTAGACAAAAGTGATAATATCTTATTTAATACAGTTTTTGAATTCATATCTATTGTGTTTATACCTTATATAACAAAGGTTGTTTAAAAAATCGTTATTTTTTGTTTTATGGTAGTCTTTGTTTGAATAATTGAAATGTTTGTTTAATTTCTCTTTGAGTCAATTGTCTTGGATATTGCATTATTGCAATTAGACTACCATGTATACCAGCATTTTGATTAGGCATTTTACCAAAGTATTTTGGGTCATTTCCACTATTGCCTCTAGAAATAGTTGTTGTTGATGTAGACCCAGTTGCATTATTTTGCCAGAACTGATGTAAATTATTTCCGTTAGATGATAATGCTGCCATAGTCCAACCACTATATGAAGTTGTATCCATTACAGCATTAAAAGTTTTATTTTCAACACCTGCAGAACTGAATATAGAAGATGATACAATATAGTTACCACTACTTAAAAATGTTTCCATTTGTAATGCATTCTGTTTATTCAAACCTAAATCCCTACCTGCAGCAGGCATACCTGCAGTTTCGTGGGAAAAATCAGGTTTAAAAAATACAATTGTTGTTTGTTCAGTAGTTAAACCATATGTCCAAGTAGCATAAGGTAATCCTCCAAATGGGAAATTTAAAACACCACCTACTCCTCCATCACCTATTGTCGGTGTTCCACCTGCTTGTTGTGATGTTAAATTTAATACAACAGATGATTTAGCACTAATTACATTTGATGCATAACCACTGCCAGAAACAGAGCCCGTAGTTAAAGGATTACCAAAATCAAATATAATGTCTGCACCTTCTACATATTGATATTTAGATAGTTTAAATTCACTAGTAGCCGTATATCCATATGGTATTGGTATCATATTATTTGAATTGAGTTGCTGCAATTACATATACACTTCCGGTATCAAATGCAGTAAGTGTTAAAATATCTATGTTATTAGCACCAGCTGTAGGTGAATATATTGACCCTGTTGGTTGTAATACATTTGAACTAAATGTTACAGATGATGTTGCTGATGTTGTTATTCTTAATATTGCAGTATTACCTGGTTGAGGATTTATTACATTTATATTAGTCGAACCTGAAAGTGTCAATATAAAGTAGTTTGCTGAACTTAAATCTATACTTGCAGTCTGAGTAGATATACTTGTAGAAATCACATTACCATAAGTAGAACCTGTAATAGTTAAACTACCTGTTATACGTTGATTGCCTATAAAGTTATTACTTCCGGTAGTTGCATAACTTCCAGTAAATGATATTAATGAATTTACTTTTTGGTCATTTGATGCAGTATAAGGATTTATAATTGCATATGATTGACTAAACGATGTTGCAACACTTTGTGAGAACGATTGTGTATATGAGTTAAACGATGCAGTATTTAATTTAGTATCAATGTTTGCCTGTAATACAGATGACGATTGGTCTAATTCACCTTGAGTTGCATATCCACCACTTAAAGATGATGATAAGTTTAATAACTCAACAATTGATGCAGTTGCAGATAGGTTAAAACTATTCTGTGATTGACTAAATGCATTAAACGTTGCAGAACTTGAACTAATTGATGTTGCAACACTTTGACTAAATGTATTTTGAGTTGCTGCAGTCGATGCAGTATATGCATTAAATGAAGCAGTAGTTAATAACGATGGGTCTGATAATACAGTTATACTTGCAATTGCACCATCTATATTAGGTACAATACTAGCAGAAACAAATCCATTAAAGAAGAATCTAGTAGATGTTCCTATTGATGCACCATTAACTATGATTTGATTTATAGACGAACTAAATGTATTCAAAGATGCAGTTGTAGATTCTAAGTTGTTTAGTCTACCTGTTGCAGATTGAGTAAATGAGTTAACACCTGTATTGATTACTAATTGAGATGCAGTAAAAGAATTTAATGCATTGAAAGAAGGTTGTTGAGATGCAGTGAATGTATTTAAATTACTTATTGATACATTCCAACTACCACTATTAGTTGTGTATTCTGTCTGATTAACAGTTGATTGAATCATGTCAACATTGAATGCTCTTAAGTCCGATGGAGTAATTGCACCACTATTGTTGTCAGGAAAACTTTGATTATTCTCTACAATGAGAGCTTGTTTAGATATTTCAGCCATTGTTATATTTTATTTTATTGTGTATCTTTATCAAATCCATCACTATACCCCTGTGAAAATCCACCACCGCCTGTTCTAATTGGTGATTGTATTACACCAATACCTTGTTGCATCAATGCACCTTTACAACATGCAACATCATAAGTATCACTATCTAAACATAGACACGCTCGTCTACTATTCTTTGGACTGGATAATCCTCTAGTTGGCCCTATGTATATGCCTGATTGATTCTCTCTATTTACAGAGTATCTTAAATTACCATTCCTACTATTGCTCCACTTTCCAGACATGAGTATTGTTTAACTAATAACAAACATCGAAACAAAAATGGTTATTTAAAACCTTTCATTGCTTCTTTATGCATTAGTGTTTCTAAATAATTTCTATCTGCCTTATAAGAAAGATATAACAAACATTTCTCTAAGGGTTCATTTGTCACTAAATCTATTTTCGTAATATCTCCGCTGGCGAGTTCAATGAGTGTGGAATAAGCTGACCACTTCTTTCCAAAATTGACTTGATGTTGTGAGGAAGTTCCATTACCATCGTAGAGTTCAGGATACCTTTCAGCAAGTCCATTAACAAATTGACAAAAAAAAACAAGGCACCGAAGTGTATATCCATTCCTACTGATAACCATTTCTCAGGATTTATTTCTCCTTTGTATGATTCTATTGAATACATCTCACCTTTCTTTCTAACAATAGGCCTGTATAGTATATCCATTATCTTTGCCCAATTATCATCTATTGTCAATTCTTTGTATGATGTAATGTCTGCATATGCACCATAAGACATTTGAGATAAGTTAGGTTCAAATCCATACTCCTTACCATCAATCATTATTATTCTTTGTAAAGGTAAATCAGTATTACTTATAAAAGATTCTAATTCAGATTTAATTAATGCATAATCATCTACTGAAATATTCTTTAAGTATGTTGGTTCTAATCCACATAGATGCATAAACATAACTGCAGTCACTGCATTATCATCATCACTATAATTCTTTAAGTCTGTTTGTAATGCTAACCATCTTTGTAAACTAATATCTCCGTAAGAGGTTGGTACTTTTAATTCTATTTCCTTTATCATATATTCATAAATTGTTTTAATGTTAATGTTAGTCTTCTTACTTTAGCTTCTTCATTATCTAACTTTGCTTGCATCATAATTAATTGAGCAGACTTAGTATCTACTTCTTCTTGTAATGATTTAGCGTATAGTATTAAGTCTTTTATTTCAGTCTCATTCCACTGGTTTTGATTAGTATTTGTAGTTTCCGATTGTAATTGCATACGTTCCTTTCTTTTGTGCTTTTTGTGATAGAGACATCATACATCCGTACCTTGCAGCATCAATTGCGTGGTCTAATCCACCTTCAGGTCTATCAGTAACATAACCATGCTTATCTGTTTCATATTGGTATGCATACATCTCGTTAATTAAATTCTGTGAAGTCTTTAGTATCTTTATCTTATAGTTCTTCATTACTGATATACCAAAGTTAATACTATCTTTACCTTTAACAACAGGCTTCGTATTAAACCCACTACGATATAATTCTTCAATCAATCTAGGCTCGCTACTATCACACCATATAGTTTGATTCTTATCTATGTCTAATTTTCTAAATCTATCTATGATATCATTCGTAACCAATCCCGTCTCATATATGAGTTCCTCCAAATATATCGTATCATTATTTTTATAGATAGCAACAAGACTAGCGGGGTCATTACTATAACCACTATCATACCCAAAACAAACAAAGTCACCTTCGATATTATCACATACATCAAACTCAAAGACTGCTTTATCGTTTGCAGCATATTCACCTTTACCATATATCAACCACTTTTTATTGTTAGTGAATTGTAAGTCTTCAATTGCCTTAATCATTTCAGCAGGTATATACGGATTGTCTTTGTAGTTAGTTGTATATCTCTCACAATCTTGCATCTGTCTTAACCAATGATATGGTGACACCGTAGGGTTGTATGCAAGTATTATCTTACCTGTTGTACGAATACTTAACTGAAAATAACTTTCTTCATCTATCTCACTTGCTTCGTCAATGAATAGTATGTCTGATTTTAAACCTCTTAACTTCTCAGGGTCATCTGAATTAATAAATTGTACTAAACTATCTTGCAACTTATAAGTCCTATCACTTACATTCCAATTGTCCTCTTTGAATATACCTAATGATTTAAGTATGTCAATGAAATCTTTTATGACAGTTCTCTTTAGTGATGGTATAGTTCTTCTAACAATAGTAATAGTTTGTTGTTGTTTAATTGCTTCTACAATAACATACTGCAGGATACCAAATGTTTTACCACTTCTCGTACCTCCTATGTGATGTGTAACTCTATGTTTAGAATCTAATAGATGTTCAAATGTTATCGTTGTATCAATTTTAAGCTCCACTACCTGTTCTATTTACATTAATACTTATTTGTTGTATTCTTGCATCTACTTCTATACTACCTTTCAAATCTATTGACCTCATCTTTGGCATTGCATACTCCATAAGTTTCATTGATAACTCTAATGCTTTAACAGGGTCAGTCTTTTTTAATTCCTCTAAATCAGATTGTATTGTATTTAGTGTATTATTAACTGCACGATTAATTGTTAACCTCATTTGTTCCGTTGTTCTATTCAATGCACCCGGTGGCCTTCCCTTTGCAAGTTGATGTCCTTTCTCAAACTTTCCCATTATCTATCCATTATTTTAATGTGTTTCATACTATTATAACACTGCATACTTTAATTTGTAGTATATACCCATAATGTAATAAATAATGTCACTATGGTCAGGTATGCAATAATGAGAAGGTATATTGGGTCTATTCCTTTATTCTTATTTTTCATAATCACTTATTAATTCGTATGCATACCAACCAACTGCATTACCATTCATATCTAATATAATTAATTGACCAAAGTATTGATTACCTTTTAATACAATCTCTTTATCTTTAATCCAACTCCAATCAAAGTTAAAATGTGCATAGTTGTAGTCTACTCTAATATTCATAATAGTCGTGATATGATGGATAATCTTTTTGAATATTTCTTCTACTCTTTGATTGTTTAGAATCTGCAGTTTCTTTATCTCTTCTATCTATTATCCATTTTAATATTCCTAACTCCTCTATCTCTTTGAATTGTTTTTCATAGTGTTGAGTTATAATACTTCTATCACCTGTCTCTCTGTATTCTTTCCATGCATTACTTAGTCTAGTCCGAATTGAACAAAACCTATTACTTGCTTCCGTTGTTCTATTACTAAATGGATATTGTACTTTCTTTTCGTACTTAGCTCTTTTCTTTTTTTCAACTATCTTTTGATTTTCATTAACACATGCCATACATCTCCATACTGGTTTCTTTGTGTGGAAATCTTTATCACATACCTTACACTTTCTTATCTCACCATCCTTATGATTAAACTTTACTTTCCACAATGACATATAACTTATTGAAATGGATTATCTATAACTTGTTCTAAATACTTTCTTACTTTCTTAACTGCAAGGAATGTTGTTGACTTACTTATCTTTATATCTTTTGCTACTTCATCTAAAGTTTTATCTGACATCCAGTAGAGCTCAAAAATCCGACCTTGTGGCCACATTCTAGTTACTTCTAACTTCTTTAATTCTCTTATAACTTCTTCATGTGCCTGTTGTAATCTTATATCATATTCTGTATCATATTCTACTTCATCTTGTTCTTCCCACGGAGTATAGTCTTGTCCGATTAATCCAACATTCCTAACTCTATTCAATTTCTTTACCTTATTCATAAACCTACTATGTAAAAACTTATTACAATAAAATAGGTTGTATGAATCCTTACCCCAAAATATCTTAGGGTTGCATTTGGTATGTAGGTATTCAAATAATTCGGATACTAAATCCTCAGACTCTTCTCTACTTTTAGTTATTTTCTTTGCTTCACTAACTAACCATTTATAACTTTCATTATAAAGATTGGTTAATCGTCTATCACATTCTAAACATAAGCTACCTGAGTCTATCATTTTATTGTTGTTTATATTTAAATGTGTAACCTGCTGTTTGTTTTTGCTTACCTTTTAATACTCTAACGATGTGTGTCGAAAATAAATCTAAATATTTGGCTGCTGCCAGTTGGGAATCAAACTCACCTATAAATTTATTTGTATTATATTCAAATACTACAATTGGGATAGATAATTTTGCAGCCGTTATTTTACCACCTTTGACAGTTGCTTTATGTTTAGCAGTATCAGTCATTCCAAATAAACCAGTTTTGTTTTCTTTATTTATTTTACCTCCAATCTTGCCACCAATTTTGCCTGCTTTACTACATAGACCAACTGTTTGCCAATAAGGCCTTCTATCAACTTTGTATCCGTATTCTTTTTGCAATTGCAATTCTCTTTTACTTGCAATGTATATATCGGAGTGTTCTTCTAATATAGAATATTGATTATATCCTTGTGATTTAACTCTAAACTCAACATCATCACTACATCCTATTTTTTTACCTTCTATGTGATAAATTGAATACATTATCTATTCTTTATATAATCATTTAAAAATTCAACTGCACGTTTCCAATGGCCACCTGCCGAACCACACATGCAAGGTTGTAATTCATTTGCCTCTCTTATATGATTGTATGTATTCCAAATATAGTTTGCTTTGTTTTCAGGCAGATATGCACCAATTTGACTTAGGGTATCTTTTAATTCTTGTAATTGTTCTGGTGTTAATTCCATTACTTAACAGGTTTTAACTTAGGTAATTTTAAATCTTCTGCTTTAGGTTGTGGTGGTGCAGGTTGATTTGTTATTACTGGGTTAGTCAAATCTAAAAGATGTTTGATTGTTTCAAAGTGAGGATGATGACCACTAAATGATAATCCCATACTTGCAAAGATTAATACTAAATCTTCTACTCCTCTTAATGCTTCCCAATTTACAAAGTATAATGCATCTTTGTTAATTTCTGTTCCTGCTAATTGTGTTGTTGTTTCCATTTTATTGTTTTATTGTTTTATAATTTTATCATTCCACATTGACCATCATAGTCTTTGTTTGTTAATCTATTTAACCATTCTTTTCTCTCGCAACATCCGCATGAGTTATATCCCATTTGTTTTGCAATAAACACTGCAATTCTATCACCAAATCCAAAAGTGATAACATATATCAATGCCTCTGTGTAGTCTCCTAATTTAATTCTTTTCATATTATCCCAGTTGATTTAAACTTATGTTTTGAAATTTGTTTAAAGTAATGTATGCACTCTCTACTTCTCTTAATTGTTTTCTATCAAATCCTTTACATTCTTTTACTACTTTGAACTGGTGTGTTTCTAAACCATGTTTGTCGAAACTATCATGCAGTAAAGGCAATCTATCTCTTAAACCTTTTGATGCTCTTTTGTAATGTCTAATGTGTTCACTTCTTCTAACTCCTAAATGCATCATAGTCTGTCCTATGTATTGTTTACCATCTGGTGCTACAATTGCATAAACGATTGGCAACTTATCTGCTTTGTTATACTTGGCCATATAATCAGTCCAATACTGAGTATATTTATGATACCATTTAGTTTGATACTTAGGGTCAATCTCTAATCTAAATTTTCTATTATCTACTTTGTTGCATTCTTTACATTTGTATTGTAAACCATCTTTGTTTGATTTACATTTACTGAATTGATTTGTGTCTTTTACTTCGTGACACCTGTTGCATGTTTTCATCTTTTGTCTTTTTTGTTATAAGTAATATACGAATAATTCCTGATATTACCAAACATATATATCATTTTCAAAAGTCAAACGCAAAAAAAGACCAGAGGAATGACAAAAAACCCCTGGTCTATAATATGTTGGATAGGACTTCATAGATAAATGCTAAATAGCGAATGAAGTATTCTTTAACCTATCTTTTGTAATAACATATTAGTATTGTAATATAGTTAAATTATTTTACATCTCCAAATAAATTATCAAACTTATTTATTATTTCTTTTTGTTCTTTATCTATACTTCCTGTAAATGCTTCTGCAAGCATATCTTCTCTTTCAGATTTACTTTTAAATTGTTCTTGTTCTATGATTTTATCTTTTGCTTTATCTTCTTCTTGTTCTTTGGGGGTATCAATAGTCTTATGATAGGGTATAGATAGAGTATCAATAGAGTTATCAAACACTATCTTAGGAGTATAGATACCATTACTATCTACATCTAATAGTCCAGCAATAATTAATTTTTTTATTGCAGATATTACTGCTTTGTTCTTACTATTCAAAAAATCAGGTCCATACTGAAATATACAAAACTTATTAATAATACATTTATCAGTATCAAATTTTGTAATTCTACTTTTAAATGTTTCTAATAATTCATTTTCAGTAATATTAATTGAACAATTAAAATTTAACAATCTAATATTAATTTGAAATATACCTGCGTTATCAGCAGTGTCTAATAAATACAACCAAACTATTTTATAATCATTGGATAAGTTTGAAAACCAATTGTCTAACCATTTGTTAGAATCTGTAAATCTTTGAGCCATAATGTTAATTAAAAACCCCGTTGAACTATGAAGTTGGATTTCATAATTCTCAGGGGTTCGTTTTGGAATTTCTTCCGTTATCTTTAATATAGTATCCAACACTATATGTTTTTTTGCTTGATATATCTAATATAAGACAAATATTTCACTTCACCAAATATAAGTACAAGTTTTTTTAGAAAGCATAAAAAATCCGGCACCATTTACGATGCCGGTTAGTTAAGGGAATGACAGAAACCTTAACTTAGTTATGATAGCCAAACAAAACTTTATTCCATATTACACCACACCTTCGGCCAATCTTCACCATTACTTTCAATTGCTTTATCAAATCCTAATTTACGATACCAATTTTCTAATTTCATAGTCAATTTCTTTTCGTCCTTTGGATTAAATCTTTCACCTGGATATGGTATAAGATACAATGGAATACCTAATTCTTCACTTATATCATGTATCTCATTTATAACTTTTGTACCAATACCTTTATTTCTATCCTTTACATTTATATCAACTAGCATAACACCATCATGCCACGGAGCAAATGTAATTTCATAATCATCATAAAAGTATTCAATGATAGTATCACTGAAATGTATTCGTTTCCTAACACTACCATTATCAAATGCAAATTCAGTAACTTCATCAAACGAACCTGGTCTATTTAGAGATTTATTTGATTTATATCTTTTCCTATATTCACTAATGAATTTCTTAAATGGTAAGGTTTCTCCTAATTGACTACATTGAACTTTTTGTGTATCATTGAATAATACTCCATATACTTTTTTTATTGACTTATTCATTGAAAATTCATTATACCAATTTACTTTTGGTATTTCTAACATTACATCCAACACACCTTCTGCGTGTGGTAATCTTTTTCCTACTAAACTTTTCATATTATTGTTTTGGTTTATTTAAATCTAAAGTTGCAAACATATCAATTGCACTCTCTAAACTATTTACTTTTAATTTAAGTCTTTTAATTTCCTCATACATTACTTTTAATGCATGTTCCATTTGTTCATTTGTCATACTTACCATTTATATTTTTTACCAATTTTTATCATTATTGCAGTTTCAGCTTTTCTAATACTATCCCAATCGGTAGAATTGTAACTTGAGTCAAACATATCAATAAACCAATTTCCATGTATAAATCCAGTTATACCATATTCGTCAAAATAGAAACTTGCTTTTTTTCCTGTTTCGGTATGTTGAACTACACATACACCATATTCTCTTTTTGGTAATTTAATTACTTTTACTTTTTTCATAACTTATTTTTTTAATTGTTTTCTAAATAAAAAGACACTAACCAAAATGATTAATGTCAATTCTAACGGATGTATCATATTATTTTATTTGCGTTACTTTCACTTTGTCAATTACTAAAAAGGGTGTGCAATCACCATACTTTTTGTAATGGTCATCACTATCATTTGTAAGATAATTTATTACAATATCCAAATCATCATCAGTTGCATTCATTAAATGTAATACAATATCTTTATCATTATCATTATCACCTACAGTATAGACTGAATGAATAAATAAACCTATATCGTTTTCTTCTTTGATAATCTCTAATTGCCTAAATATTTCCCATAATACTCCACCACCATATCTTAAAAATCCACTAAATCTAATTGCGTAATGTTTCTGTTTGTTTGTCATAACTTTTATTTTACTTTATTTAATAATTCTAATACATAATCTATCTCGTCTGCACAACATGCATTTACGATATGTGATTGGTCAGCTTCACTTCGTTTATCCAAATAGAATAACTCTTTTGGTTTTCTTTTCACTATACCTGTTGACCATTCATAACAGGCATTCTCTCTATCTCTATACACTTTTAATCTTTCTAATAAATCTTTTTTAATTTCTTTCTTTGTCATATTATATTATTTTACTATTTCCCAATTATATCCATTTATACACCAACCACATTCATCACTAATGTAATCAGCACCTATTTCCTCAATTAAATCGGCAGGTGTTTGTTCTTCACTC